CGACGTGGTACTCTCGAGGCTGTAACAGGCTTCGGTAAGACTTACGTCGCTCTTCTTATCCTACAGGACTTGAACATGCGGTTACCTACAGGTACCGCACTGGTTGTTGTACCGACTCAGAATCTGAGAGACCAATGGCAGAGTCAGATAGAAGAGATGGGTATCACCAACACCAAAGTACAGGTCATCAATACAGCTGTAAAGTTGAAACATGACTGTGACTTGTTGATACTTGACGAGATACACAACTACATGTCTGATGTTTTTCGAGGCATCTTTGCATGTACCGACTATCGGTATATCCTTGGCTTGACAGCTACACTAGATCCTGAAGACCCTAGGTTTCATATCATATCTAGTGCAGCACCAGTCATAGATACTATCTCTCTTCGGGAAGCTGTGCGTAACAACTATGTATCACAGTTTCAAGTATTTAACCTCGGTCTACGCATGGGCGAGAAGGAGGAGAAAGAATACAAGCTGATAACGGATGACTATTATAAAGCATTCGCTATCTTTAACAACCGGTTTCACGCAGCAATGCGTTGTATGACCGATAGGCAATACCTCTCTGTATTCACTAGAAACTTAGCAGGTTGGGACGAACAGCAGGTACTTAATCAAGCCCGTGCTTTCAACCGTGCCATGCAGAAGCGTAAGCAGCTCATCTACAAGAGTGCTACTAAACGTGAGGCTACAAAGAAACTCATTGAGATATTCGATGTGCCGACAATCACTTTTAGCGAGAGTGTTGACTTCGCTATACAAATGAATAAAGAGACGCAACCTTGGGGTGCAGCATATCATTCTAAAATGTCCAAGTACGCTCGCCAGAACGTCTTGGATTCCTTTGCAGATGCTCGAACAGACATACGTGTGATACACACAGCACGTGCGTTAGACGAGGGCTTTGATGTAAAGGGTATTGAGCTGGCTATTGTATGCTCTGGTACTTCTACTCCACGGCAAGACCTGCAACGAACAGGTCGAGCTATTAGATTCCAGGAGGGAAAGACCGGAGTGATTATTAATCTTTATCTGAAAGATACTCAAGATGAAAAATGGCTCAAAAAGCGGCAAAGCAAGTCCGCGAATGTCCAGTGGGTCCACTCCATCCCGGAGCTACTCACAAAATGCAACGACTCTCTACTCAGAAATCCTATTGCTAGTTAAGGCTGGCAAGAGGAAATGGACTGATGAATCTTGGCAGTTCCAGCTGTCACTGAGTGAAGAGTATAATTTAGAAGCTTCTCTAGAACATATTCAAGAGGAGCTACACGAAGCCCGCAATGTAGAACAAGCAATCATGATGAAGAATGGTGTACCCGCTCGATAAGTACGTAGATGTACTGCTGAAGCTAGACATCAGCCCGATTCAAGTTTTGTTCTGCCAAATCATATATGAACGGCGGCACGACCTACTCTACAAGATTGCCCAAGAGGGACAAATATTCCCTAAAGAATACTTGGACGATCTTGTAGACAAGGGTCTTATAGTTGATACCAACCCAAGCGAAAGCTCTAAGTACGCAGATTTTTATGAGGTTACGGACAAGTTTGTTCAGGCATTCTACGCTGTCTCGACGACAGACGGTGAGGAGTTTTGGTCTGCGTACCCAGCTTTTATTACCATTGACGGTAAGAAGATTCCGTCTAAGGCGGTCAATAAAGAAGAGCTGGTAAGGTGGTACCACAAACATGTTGGTAGTGTGCACGACCACAGCAAAGTCATGAAGGCTTTGAAGTTTGCAAAGGAACGTAAGCTTATAAGCATGCGTATCGACAAGTGGTTACAAGCAGAGTCTTTCGTAGACCTGTGGGATATGATGAGAGAAACACCTATAGAAGACTTGCCACATGACCGAATCATCTAGACTACAAGTACGCCCTATGTCAGCAGTCGTAGAATCTACTCAGACTACGATTCACAACTATATGGATGGCAAAATCCCCGTGATGAAAACACGCTGGGATAAAGTCAACAAGATGCTGCTGGGTGGTATGCAGTTTGGAATGGTTTACGTTGTGGCTGGTGCATCAGGTCATGGTAAGAGTATGTTCTTGAACAACTTACTGCGTGACTTTACCTCCACCGCTTACAACAAGTTTGATAAGCCGGTAAAGATTCTGCACTTCTCATTCGAGATGTCTGCAGAGATGGAGTTGATGCGTCGGCTTTCTTCTTTAGCCGAGGTTCCGCTTGATCGTATGCTACATGCAACGACGGCACTCAGCGATACAGAACGTGTAATGATTGAAGATAGACTCCGACAGATTGACGAGCCTTCTATCTACTTCATCGAGCAGCCTGGTAACAGGATGCAGATAGCACAGACAGTATCTGAGTTTATAAAGACACATGGTGATTGTCACTACGTCATATGTCTAGACCACACTTTGCTAGTGACACCGATGCCTGGTGAAAACGAGATACAAACTCTCGCAGAACTGGGTAAGATTAGTATCGAGATACGTAAACGCTTTGGCGCTATGGTTCTCCTACTCTCTCAGCTCAATGATAAGATAGAGGGAGAGAAGAGACGTGATCCCGATTCACCTAATCTACACTACCCATTGAAGACTGATATCCACGGCAGTAAGCAGCTATACCATGCTGCTGACATTGTTATGGTAATACATCAGCCTTCTCTATTGGGGCTGGAAAATTACGGCAGGAAAAACCTGCCGACTAGAAACTTAGTAGCGCTGCATTGTCTAAAGAATAGACATGGACAAGCAGGTATAACGTTACTTAAAAATAATTTAAGACATGGAATCTTTGAAGACTGGGACAGTGGAGATACAGCAGCACGTAGAGACAACCCCTACGGTCTCTAAGAGTATGCCTATTGGTACCGTACTCGTAGAAGAATGGCAAATTCCTGATATGCTTAGAAGCAAAGGACACTCCGGAAGCTACATAGTATTGGGACGCAAGAGTGCTTACAAATTCATCGGCACAGACTACCTAACTATCTGTAATGTAACAGATTACACAGCTAGTTCTACCCTCAAGGTACTTGAAGATGAGGAGATTTTATCGTATCTTAGGGTACGCGCTCAGAAGCTACTAGGCGGAGTTATTTTCGAAATAGAAGAAGGAGTATTTGATGATTGAACCACAGAAAATTGTAGCGGCACAATCGCCGCAACGCTTGTTTATTTACGGCAAGCCAAAGGTGGGTAAGACTAGTGCCGTAGCACAGTTACCCAAGCACTTGATTATCGACACCGAAGTCAAGGGCAACAACGGAGATCAACTCGTAGGTGGTACCTCATATTGTGAGGGAGCTACAAGCGTAGTGGTTGACGGACTACCTAAACTTAAAGAGTGCCTGACTTACTTACAGGAGAAGCCAGGCGATTTTGACTTTATCGTACTTGACACCATTGACCATATCGAAGCATGGGTAGGTGAAGCTGTATGCCGGGCACATAGTGTCAAGCATATCGGTGACATCCCTCACGGTAAGGGCTGGTCTCTCATGCGGAGTCAAGTCATTGCTATCGTCGAACAGTTTGCTCGTGCATCTAAGCACATCATTATCGTAGGACATCAGAAGGATGGACACGATGAAGAAGGTGTGGAAGTGCAGAAGATTAATCTTACTGGCAAGCTAAAGACCCACCTCTGTTCTATCATGGATGGTGTAGGTCGTATCGTTCGTGATGACGACAAGCTTATGGTAGATTTTAGAACCGGAGTTAATACTGATGCAGGGTGTCGTGTCCCTACCCTTGCAGGTCAGTTGATTGAATTAAAGTGGGAGACTGTATACCCTGATACTATCCAATAATGTACGGATTTGATGAACAAACAGGAGCCTCAAGCGGAGGCTCTCGTATCCCTGCAGGCATCACAGAAAATGTGAGCCTGAAAGATGTAGTGTATGAACCTCTTAAAGCTGATGGCAGCGGAGATGACGTACTCAAGTTTCTCTTTAGTGATGCAGCTAGCTCTAGCTTCACGCATATCGAGTTCCCTATTGACGCAGACCGATTGACCGAGCTTGCTAAAGGCTGGGGTAAGAGTCAAGCTGATGCTGAGTCTTACGTCAAGCAGCAGTTCGATGCACAAGGCGAGCGCATCAAGCACGTGTTGTCATGCTTTATTCCTAAGGACAAGTGTGTATTCCGTGCGGCTAACTTCAAGGAGTTTGCTGATGGTGTGATCAAGATGCTTGGTGAGACGTACGTAGATGTACCGTGCCGTGTAAAGATTGTCTACAAGAAGAACAGTCAGTATACCACGTTCCCTAACCGTGCGTTCAAGCCATTCATCCAACCGATGCGTGAACCTAACCGCTTGGTGATTGACCCGAAGTGGGATATCGTGGAAGCAGCAGCTCCTGATACCTCCGGCGATGCATGGTCTGATAACGAAAAAGCTACAGCTACTACGGAAGACACAGCTCCCTGGTAATGTACCAGCTCAAGCCTGACCTAAGTGCAGATTATATCCTAGGTGAACTTAGTCAGGAGCAGATAATGCAGCACTATCTCAAGGTGCCCATTAAGCTTCGGACTAGGTTTCTTAGCCCTCTACGTGAGGATAAGAACCCGACCTGTGGATTCTTCTACAACAAAGAAGGCTCGCTGATATTCAAAGACTTTGCTGGATTTCTAAGCGGCGGTTGTTTCAAGATTGTAATGCATATCTACAACTGCTCCTTTCACGAGGCGCTAGAAATTATTGCAAATGACTTTGGTTTGATTGATGGGGTGCGGGTAGAACGAAAGGACTATCCGCACCTTGTCACTTTCCAACGCAGAGAAACTGTTATACAAATTAAGAGGCGTGCCTTTAACGATGAAGACCGAGAGTACTGGACTCAGTTCGGCATCAGCAAAGCAACCCTCTTACATTTCCATGTGCCACCTTTGGAGGCAGCATGGTTGAACGGCAAGTGTATCTATTCCTATAGGAAAGGTGACCCAGCATATGCATATGACTTCGGAGATGATCAGTACAAGATTTATTTTCCGAAACGTAAAACCAATAGGTTTATGTGCAACTGCAGTATCGTTCAAGGATATCAGGTACCACGTGATATCAGCCGAGGCGTTATCATTACTAAGAGTATGAAAGATGTCATGGTGTTGCACGAGTTCGGCTTTACAGCTTTCGCCCCACAATCAGAGACGGTATACCCTGACCCTGAGTGGATTGCAAGTTTGCTTGAAGAAGCTCCAGTAGTCAAAAGTCTCTATGACTTTGACCGTGCCGGTGTGACTATGGCAAACTACATGCGGAAGAAGTACGGCATTGAACCTATGTTTCTAACCGACGGTAGATTTGGCAGCATTGACTATAAGGCTAAGGATATAAGCGACTTAGTACAGCTGCACGGTCGGAGTGAGGTAGATAAACACATATCTTTATGGTATGGCACATATCGTGACGATTACGATTCCGGAGTTCATCACCCACGTAAAGATGAGCAACCGGAGACGACCAACTTACTACACTAGTAAAGATAAGATTCCAAAGAAGTACCAAGATCCTACCTTCGGGTTTGACCGCAAGGGTAGGCTATGTACTAACGATGGACAACCAATCATTCGTAACGCAAGGAGTGTAAACACCCCGCGTATGAAGAAGATTAACGGCCAAGACTTCTACGCTGGTAACACAAGACCAGTCATGCGAGTCAAGGTAGTTAATGCAATCAAGGATGCTTTCCGCCCTTACCTTAGGAAGGTTCGGAAGATTCCTAAAGACCAGTTTCCAATTCAAATTAGTTGTGCCATGTTTGATTTACCTGGTAAAGCTGACTGGGACTTAGATAACAAGTGGATTTACCTAAAGGTATTCCAAGATCTAATTGTCAATGAGAAGCTCATACCTGATGACAACATCAAGTATGTAAGCAAAGCAGCAAGTATGGAGTTCTTTCCTATCACAGACGAGAAGGATAGAAAACTAATCTTTACCATTACATCAGACACAAGAAAGCACACGACTTTCTATGTATGATCCACATAACTGCTAAGGTTTCAGAAGGTAGACTAGTACCTTATGAAGACCTGCAATTTCAAAACGAGCTACGTAAGCTCGAGGGACATGACGTTGAAGTAATAATCAACTCAGTCCGATTACGAAGCAACCCTCAGAATAGATACTACTGGGGCACGCTGCTATATATGATTCGAGAAGAACTTGAATCTACTGGCTACCAAGCAGGCGACTTAGCCGCAGGTAGAACCGGGAACCTAACACGTGATATCGTCCATGAGGTGATGAAAGAACTCTTCGCTAAGCAAGAGTTGTACCATCCTGAAACCGGACGCGTTATTGCATTGACAAAGAAGTCTACGCGAGATATGTCGACGAAAGAGTTTAAACTCTACATCGATAACATCAGACAGTGGGCTGTCGAGAACCTAGGGCTGGATATACCAGACCCTTCACACCTTTATTCCATATAAGATGGGCAAATTAAAAGAGTACTACCACGAGGAAATCACTAGTGGTATGAACGGTGGTGCACCGGAATTAGAATACGCACAAAAATGCATGAGGGATGTATCCCATGCAGTCAAACTCTACCGCAACGGAGATGCAGATGCAGATGTATTTATCATGAAAGTATTTCATGTAGTAAATGAGTTTGATAATATGGATACACCATGTCTACCGAAGTAAGAGATAATATGTACGAAGCGTTGCAGTCAGACGCTCCTTACACTCACGGCGATCTATATGGCTATCACTCTATCAGCGCTATATGGGATACTAGCCCGCGCACGAAGTATCGATTTGGTATCGAAGCAGAGAAAGAAGACGTCAGCGGACAGCACATCTGTCAGCTGTATCAAGGTAGTAGAGAAGAGTACCTTCCTAACTCCTGGCGTGCAGAGCGTGACGGCTCCTTAGGTATGCATGGATTTGAGCTTATCAGCCCTATCTATAACCTAGCCAATGATGTATACAAGCAACACCTTAGTGAGCCTGTACTGAACTACCTCATCCACTCAAATGTAAGCTACCAGTGCGGCGGGCATATTACCATATCTAAACACGATGCTACTTCTCAGTGGTATATAGATAAGGCTGCTCAGATTATTCCGTTGCTCTACGCCTTGTACCCTAAGCGGGCAAAGCGAAGAGGTTACTCTAAGTTCTACACTAAGAACGATTATGCAGAGAGATACAATGCTATCAATCTCGGGCACTCAGACCGCATGGAGATTAGAATCTTTAGTGCTATCAAGAACCTCAAGCAGCTGGAGTGGCGAGTAAAGCTCTTGCGTATCCTCTTTACTACAGAGAAATACGAGGACCTCTCTTGGGACACGATATATAATGACATGCTCAATATCTCTACCCCACTTGGGTCTCATATCTATAGCTTGTACAAAAAGAAGTATGGCGAGAAAGTCATGCTAGCTGCTGCATATAGCAAAGCCTTTGCAGTAGAATCAATCGAGTGGAAAGCCTACAGTAAGGTGCGCACTCTAATTCCAACCGGAGTAAGGAACAGACTAATTGTCCAACCCGACCCTACGGTTAAGTCAAATTTAAAACAACTCACTCTCGATGTGTGTGATTATAGTCAAGAAGCAAACCGGGAAGCTTGATCCCTCTATTGCCGCCCAAGCGCTGGCATACAACCCCCATGGATTCGGTATCCAAACTCTAGACGACGGTAACATCTACCGTACTATGAACATTGCAGAAGCTCAGGACTGGCTACAGTCTGAACGTCCGTATATCTTCCACTCTCGCCTAACAACAATGGGAGAGACTAACCTAGAGAATACGCACCCAGTTCAAGTCAATGAACACAACTGGCTATTCCATAACGGTACTGTACAAGTACCTCATACATGGGATATAAAGAAGTCTGACACACGTTTCGTGGCAGAGACCTTGCGTAAATCTCCATGGCAAACATGGAAGGATATCTTATCTCTAACCGACAGTCGCTTTGTGTACACTCGCATGAGTAAAGCCGGTAAGGTATACGTCAACCGTATCGGCAAGTGGCACGAGAAAGACGGCGTGTATTACAGTAAGCCTAACGTAATTGACAAGCCTCACTTGATTGCTGTATACGGAACCTTGCGTAAAGGCTTTGGCAATCATGGGCTTCTTAGTGATGCTCGTCTTGTAGACAGCGGTATTACTATTGACCAGTATGCTATGGTGTGCGAGGGCATTCCGTATGTAGCATCCGGTCATAGAGAAGACGGCAATAACATTGCTGTAGAAGTGTACGCTGTTAACGACGAGACTCTTAAAGAGGTCGATCGTTTAGAGAATCACCCTGAGTGGTACAAGCGTAAAGAAATCATGGTGAAGCTAGACAATGGTGTTGTAGCTACAGCTTGGCTTTACTTCAATGATACCGTAGATGTAGAAGGCATGCGTTTCTATAGTGACTTTGCTAACTACCGTAAGCCTGGCGGCTCAGCTTTGTACCGACCTTCTATTTTCGATGAGATTGAAGAGGATGACGAGTACAATAGCAGCAGTGCGGGGTACGACTTCATATGGGACAAAGGAGAGAACATGTGGTTTAACCTTACGACTGAGCAGTATCTTACTGACGAAGAATACAAGGAGATTACATCACACCAACTTACGCTTTTCACATGAGCTACTTTGAAATTAAAGCAGTAAGCAATAGCTCACTGAACTACATTGATCCGGAGACCGGGGGTAATCCCCGGCTCTTCCGGAAATTTCTTGACGGACAACTGGAACAGAAGTCATCCAAATCTTTTGAGATTGGTACGCTTATCCATGAGGAGCTGCTAGAACCTGGCAAGCTAGACATTATCCCAGAGAATGTGCCTGGACCAAAGACGCAGGACATCATCGACACTTTGTACAACAGACTGTACAGCGATATAGAAGCAGATGATGTACCGGTTACCGAGTTAGACTCTATTCAAGAGGATACTTGGGAAGCAGTAATCCCAGCTGACTTCTATAAAAGCAATGGACTCCAAACTAAAATCAACCGTATCTTAAAGGACGGCAACGATTACTGGAAGTGTATCTGTACCAGCGCAGGCAAAATGATTGTCGACCCTGCTACGTACCACATTGTACAAGGCTGCATCGAGTCTATCAAGATGCATGAAGCTGCCAACGAGTTGATCTGTAAGGACGGCTTTGGCAAGTTTGATGAAGCTATGGCTGAGACGGAGATTACCTTCGACTTGGAGTGGCCTGCAGAAAATGACCAGCTTATCAATGTACCCGTTAAGGCAAAGATTGACCGCATCCTGTTTGACCACAAGACTAAGTCAATCACATTAGTAGATTTGAAAACAACTGCTAAGCCTTTGGGTCGCTTTGAGGAGACTGTTGGGATGTATCACTACCACCGCCAACTTGCATACTACCGTATGTGTTTGGAGACAGCCTACCCAGGCTACGAAGTGACAGAGTGCTATATCGTAGCAGTCCAAACAAACAAAGAGTACCCTGCGGAAGTCTTTAAGATTGACGAAAGTTATCTGACGCAGGGTATTAAAGAATACGAAGCACATCTAGACCGGATTGCTTTTCACCTCGCCCGTAACAACTGGGGTAACTCTATGGAGACTCAGATGGGCATGATTCAAAACCTAGTATTTCCCGATGGTGACAACCTATGAACACGCCGTAGGTAAACAGTGGGCTAAGCATTTAGATGCTGAGTTCGAATCAAAGTATATGCAGACTCTCAAAGAAAAATTGGGGGTCTGCTATACGTTTGGTACTGTCTACCCTGCAGGCAAGAATATCTTTAGAGCATACAGAGATACTCCTCTGAATGATGCCCGCGTTCTTATCCTAGGCCAAGACCCTTACCACGATGGCGTCGCTACTGGTCTAGCGTTTGACGTAGGCGACAGTCCTAAGATCAACCCGTCTTTACGTAATATCCAAAAGGAAATTAAAGGCAGCGTTGGTCCATTAAAGAAAGAGGGAGGCAACCTTAGCCACTGGGCTGAGCAAGGCGTTCTTCTTCTTAATACAATCCTTACAGTTGATGCCGGCGCACCGAAGTCACATCACGGGTGGGGATGGGAGAAGTTTATTGCAGCCTCTCTTAACGCGCTTAACTTTCGCGAGTCTACCGATCCCTTAGTAATTATGCTATGGGGTAAGGCAGCTCAAGAGTACGAGAGTTTCTTTACTATGCCCAATCAATTAGTCCTTAAAGCCCCACACCCTGCAGCAGAAGTATATGCAGGGGGTAAGGCAGGGTACTTTGGTTGCGGGCATTTCCAGAAAGCCAATAACTTTCTGGTACAACATGGTTCCAAGGGTATTGACTGGTAACCTGGTTGGCTGAGTGGTGGAATTGGTAGACACGACAGACTTAAAATCTGTTGATCTGAACAGATCGTGCGGGTTCGAGTCCCGCCTCAGCTACTATATTTGCAGTATGGCAAAAAATGTAACTAACACGTATGCTCAAACGCAAAGTGTTAAGCGTCCCGGTGTACACGCTAAAACAAAGACATCGAAAAGTACCAGCTCTAAGCTCTATAAGAAATCTTACCGAGGGCAAGGACGCTAAATTTATCAGTAATGAATTTTATTCCTACGCACAACTACGTGATTCTTCCACACGAAAAAGAGAAGAAAACTAAGTCAGGCATTATCCTAACACAGCAAGATAACTTGACTCCTTCCTACGTTTTACCTGTATTAGCAGTAGGGCCTGAGTGCCGCACTGTTCAAGTTGGAGACGTGGTAATGGTGCATCCCGAATCGAAAGGTTTAATCATTCCTATCGACGGTGAAAACCATGTGCTTATTTCTGAGCATATGATTTGCGGACGCGTGCCCAACCCACCAGCAGAGTAGGGCATCAAACCCAGGTAATCTTTATCGTCAGGGCAGTATCCTCGAGATCCCTGAACTCACTGCGAACTACCTTATCAATAATAGGGTAGAGAAAAACGTGCGTTAATTCTTCTTCACTTGTTTCCGTAAAGATGCGCTGAAGACCACGGTCACTGATACCCGCATCAATATGCATGAACTTAAAGTCTTTAGATACTACGGCTTTTACTACTTGGTGGTACTTCTCCATGACATGCTGGGTTTATCTATTTAACGGCCAGCCTTGTCTTTAGGTTACATAATTATCTAAAGAGAGTAACTGTGCCGTCTAATGATAAAGTATTCGCATCGACTCCCCTAGCCACAAGCGTCCAAACATATACACCATCGCTTGCCATTCCATTGACAACCTGTCCGTACCACTGTACATCCGGATCATCAGTGGACCAGACCACATTGCCCCAGCGGTTATAGACAATCAAGGACCATTCTAACCAGCAGGTATAAGACTCTGACACTGCATAGAATGTATCGTTGATTCCGTCATTGTTAGGGGAAAATGCATTGGGTACAAATACTGATCGGCAGTCATTGCCTGTAAAACCATCACCGCAAGGCAAGCCAGTACTGCAGTCTACTAAGACTTCATTGTAAACGACGTCGTAGATAGTATCGGTCTGATAGATATACTCATACACTACGACCTCCTGCATCAATGTATCTACTTGCGTAATGTACAGCGTGTCTACTACAGGCACTTCAAGAGTGTCTGTTACATAAACGTACTCGATATCTATCTCTGTAATAATTACAGTATCTAAGACATTCACATAGATAGTATCAAATACATCTACGTAGATAGTATCATAGAAGTAGTACTCCCACGGAATGTAAACCGTGTCCAGCTGCAAGACTGTTACAGTATCCGGTGGCAACTCGACATACTCTATCAGA